CCCGTGGAAGAATTACCGACGTTGCCTCGGCGAGGCCGACCGCGTAAGAGTGACGTCAGCGTCACGGAATAACAGGAGTCTTCATGTCGTTACTGACACTCATCCAGTATATGTGCGGTCGTACCGGTGTGCCGGTGCCCTCGACGGTGTACGGCACCACGGATACCCAAGTGTTGCAGATGATGCGGCTACTGGAGGAGGAAGGCAACGATCTCTCACAGCGGGGCACCTGGCAGGGCTTGACCTTTGAAGCGTCGCTAACCACCGCCGCCACCGAGGATCAAGGCACCATCACCAGTATTGCCACCAACGGGTTCCGCTTTATCAAGAATCAAACCATTTGGAGTCGAACTCGTCGCCTTCCCGTCTGCGGCCCTCTTGATCCGCAGGAATGGCAAATGCTAAAGGCGTTGTATGTTGAGGGGCCGTATTACCGGTTTCGAATTCGTGGGGGTAAGCTGCTTGTTAATCCCGTGCCGCCGGTAGAAAGTTGGTACTTTGAATATGTGAGCAAGAATTGGCTTACCGATTCGACGGGCGTAACCTATCGGCAATACTTTGCCAACGATGCCGATGTGACGCTGTTGCCAGAAGAACTCCTGCTCACCGGATTGCGGTGGCGATGGAAGAAGGAAAAAGGACTCGATTACGCCGAAGATTTTCGTACCTACGAACATCAAGTCAATGATGCGCTGGGGCGTGACGGAGGCAAGCCGATCCTGTACATGGACGAATCTAAGTCCACTGCACCGACGCCCGGCATCTTTGTGCCGTCAGGGAGCTGGAATCTATGAGAACGCCGCTGCGTCAGACCAAGATTGCGCGAGGTAAGCGCGGACAATCGTTTTCGTACCCGTCGCCCATTGGCGGCTGGAACGCCCGTGATGCGTTAGCCGATATGCCTCAAACGGATGCCGTGGAGCTTGAGAACTGGTTTCCTGGGACGTCCTACTGTGAAATGCGTGGCGGGTACTCCGATCATGCCACGGGGATGGCGCACGCTGGGAAGACGTTAATGACCTACAACGGGTTAGACGGCACCAATTCAATGTGGTGCGTCACGGAAGATGGCGTCTATGATGTCACCAGTGCAGGCGCCGTTGGAGCCACGGTGATTGCCCGAACCAACGCCAAGCACCAATGGCTCCAGTTTGGCGACGGCACCTCCAACTGGTTGATCGCGGCTAATGGGGTTGATAAACCGCTCTACTATGATGGCACCACTTGGACGGCGGTCGATAACGTCACGACTCCCGCACTGACTGGCCTCACAACGACAGAGATTATTAGTTTGTTTGCGTCTAAAGGGCGTCTGTATTTCATTGAAAAGGATAGCTTGTCATTCTGGTATCTGCCTGCGGGTGTGGCCGGAGGAGCGTTGCTCGAATTCGACCTCTCTGGTGTGGCACGAATGGGCGGCTTCCTCATGGCGGGTGCCACCTGGACCGTCGATGGCGGCGATGGCCCGGACGACCGCGTGGTGTTCATTACCTCACAAGGCGAAGTCATCGTCTATCAAGGTGACAATCCCTCCTCCGCCTCATTCTGGCAATTGGTCGGCGTGTACAACCTCGGCAAGCCGCTAGGCCGTCGTTGTGTGACGCGATATGGGGGGGATGTCATTGTTTTGACACAAAACGGGGCGTTCCCGCTGTCTGCGGCGATTCAGTCTGCGGCGATCAATTACAGTACCGCGTTGTCATTTAAGATTCAAAATGCGTTTACAGAAGCGGCACGGGACTACGGCTCGACGTTTGGATGGATTCCCATTGTGTATCCCGACCAGTCAGCTCTCATCGTCAATATTCCCATTAGCGAAAACGGCGAACATGAGCAGTATGTGATGAATACGATCACCAAAGCGTGGTGTAAGTTCACCGAATGGGACGCTGAAGATTTTGTCATTTTCAACAGTAAGCTGTACTTTGTGACCTCAACTAAAGTGGTGCTGGCGTGGTACCTGCATGTTGATGGCACCGCCGATATTAGCGCCTACGGCAAACAAGCCTTCAGCTATTTCGGGGCGCCAGGAACCTTAAAGAAGTTTACGCTGTATCGTCCCGTCCTCTCGACCAATGGGTCCATTACCTTTGCCACCGACATTGACATCGACTTCCAAGAACATCAATTATCAGGCAATACGAGCGCAAGTTCGTTGGCGTTTGCGCGGTGGGATCGAAGCTATTGGGACATTGGCCTATGGGGCAATAGCCAGGAAATTGTGAAGCAATGGACCAGCCCTGCGGAATGGCAGGGCTATGCGGCTGCCGGAAAAGTGCAAGTTTCGACCAATGCGTTGACGATTCAATGGATGGCGAATGACATTGTCTGGGAAAGCGGAGGCATCGTGTAATGGCCCCTCTTGCATTACGCCAGGATTCTATGCTAGGGTCGGTCATACCTCTACGCACCGACAGTGCGATGGTGGATTCGCTGTCTGGAGGCCGTATGACCGTTGCGGAATCATCGCTACTCACCCAGCCCTATACCATCGTCACGGGGGACGCCGTCGGGCAATGGGTCGCGGATCGTGCGTGTGATGGACGCTTCTATGCGCCGCTCTCCTTGTGCATTGGCCTTATGCGAGGTGAACGCCTCGTCGCGGGTGCCATTTTCGATCACTACAATCATCGGTCGATTCACCTTCATATGGCGATTGAACGCCTGACCCCGACGTTTTTATCGGCGTTGGCCCATTATGCCTTCGACGTCGCAGGCGTCGAGACGGTGATTGCGCCCGTCACCGCTGTGAATCGTCGCAGTCGGCGAGCTGTGGAGCATGCGGGCTTTACCTTGGAAGCGACACTGAAGAATATCCACCCCTCCGGCGATGTGCTGTATTACACGCTTCATCGAGATGCGTGTCCGTTCTCCACCTCTGTCTATACCTCACGATTGGAGTCGTATTATGGGCGGTAGTCCATCTCCACCACCGGCACCAGATTATCGTGGTGCAGCCATTGAGCAAGGTCAAGCCAATAAAGCGGCGGCAATTGCCCAGTCTCGGCTGAATAACCCGAATGTCATCTCCCCGTATGGGACGCAAACCTATACGGAATCGGATCTTGAGGACGGGCGTCCCACGCTGCGGCAGACGCTCTCGCCTGCTCAAGAGCAAGTCTTGGCGTCTAGCGACGCGACCAAAATATCGTTATCAAACCTTGCCAATCAGGGCGCAACGGCAGCGTCAGGCGTCCTCGGTACGCCGTTCAACTACAATGCGGCTCCGGCCTTATCCAGCAGCAATCTCTTGGCGAACGCGCCAGGGATGCGCTCCACGGACTTTACGGCCAATGTGTCGGCGATGCCAGGCTCGGCAGAGGCCATGCGGACGCAAGCCTACAACGCGGCGATGTCGCGGGTCAGTGAGGATACCAATATCCAGCGTGACCAAAAGCAGTCTGATTTGATCGCCAACGGCATTCGTCCTGGCACCAAAGCGTATGACGATGCCATGTTTATGATCGACCGAGGTTATAACGATGCGCGGCAGCAAGCCATTCTCGGCTCTGGTGTCGAAGCCCAGCGGCAGTCTCAGATGGACTTGGCTGCACGCCAGCAAGGGGTCAGTGAGCAGGAGCGCATGTTTGGTGCCGGCACGACCGCCCAACAGCAAGCCATTAATCAGCAGTTGCAGCAGTTTAATGCGTCCAGCGAAGCGCGTCGGCAGTCCATTGCGGAAGCTCTGGCCCTTCGGCAGACACCGCTTAACGAAATTAACGCCTTGCAATCAGGGAGTCAGATTGTCAATCCGTTTGCGATGCCTGGGTACGCCCAGAACAGTACGATTGCGGCGGCACCGTTATACCAAGCCACAAGCGATGCGGGTCAATTTGGTATGGATGTGTATAATCAAAAGGCGGCATCCGCAGATGCCTTGACGAGTGGGCTGATGTCGCTAGGCGGGGCCGGACTGAAGGCTGGCATGATGTCAGATCGACGATGCAAGCGTCATATTTGCCGTATCGGGACGCATCCGTTGGGTGTGGGCCTGTACAGCTTTGAATACAAGCCACGCTACCAAGCGCAATGGGGACGAGGCCCACAGGTCGGGGTCATGGCACAAGAAGTCCTCACCGTCAAGCCTGATGCC